AAGGTCGTCGGCTTCGCGCCGTGCATCCCGTGGGTCACGTCAGCCTGGGCGCCGGTTCAGCCCGCAGGTGGGGGCGCGTGGTTGCTACGTTATCCCGGGTAGGCGCAGGTGGCAGTGGCAATGGCGTGCGGGCCGTGGCGCAGCAGAGGCGCGAGGCGCTCGCGGCCGCTACGCACAAGCATCAGAAACCCGCTTGCAACCCCGGAACTCCTCGCAGCCGCCCTCAGAAAGCGCCGTGCGAGCCCGCGAGAGCACCGCCGACGCGCGGCAGCCCGAAACCCCGCCCGGGCCGCGAAGACTCCGCACACGAGCCACAGCAGCCGATTCGAAGCCGCTGCAGGGCGTCAAGACTCCCGCATATCACCTACACGGAGGCGATTCGAGAGGCCTTGACACCGAGCCCTTCGGCACGCGCCCTGGCCGTTGCCTCGTCCTCGCCGTAGAATCTCGTCCGGTACTCCCAGGGATGCATCGTGACGCCCACCTCGGACATGGCGATGCGCTTCTCGGCGGCCGTGTCGGTGATGATGCTATCGTCGAAGCTCACCGTGATCTCTCCCTCCTCGGGAACGCTCTCACCAAGCACGCGCTCGCAGTGCAGCACTGCATGGCTGATGCTGGCGAGTGAGACTTCCAGCGCGTGCTCGTGCCTGGCGATGTTGCGCATGAGCGCCGACGAGTCCGACGCGACCTCTGTGGCGGTCTTGACGTAGCCGGTATTATCGAAATCGAAGTAGGTAATCCCGAAGCCCGTGAGATCCCCGAGCATCTGCAGCGCAATGCGGAAAGCCTCGGCCTGAGAGCTCGTGCGCAGTGCGGGCGCGAAATCTGAAATCATATCCTCGGTGCTCATCACCTTCCTGAAGACGGTGCAGTCCTGTTTCCCGAAGGGAATGGGCGTGCGGCGTTTCTTCGTGCCGTCGTCATCCCTGTCAAACATCACGTCCGAGAGGAATATCCGCATCTTGCCCGCGTCGATTTCGGAAATCAAGGCGTCGAAAGCGAGGTCCACGGCTTGGATGGCGTCTATCGCGTCTGCGAACACGCTTTGGCCATACGGGGACATATCCACGCGTGTGTTGTCGACGGCGGGTTTCACCAAGGCGAAGGTGGGGAAAGTGCTGCCGGTGTCGTATTCCGCGCACACGCCCGAGGGTTCCACCAGGTTCCCGTCCTCGTCGAAGATCGCCGTCACGATTCTGTAAGTGCCTCCGCAGCTTTGGGAAGGGAAAGATTTGGAAGGTGACGAGGTTGGCGAAGAGTCTACCGAGCTTTCAGGTTGAGAAGGTGAAGGTGAGGACGAAATCCCATCCAGCCCCAAGCTGCCGCGAAGGTGCATCTGCAGCTGGTCCACAGCTTTGCCGCGATAGAAGGCGCGTGTGACGAACGCGCACTCGGTCACCCCCTCTTCATCCCATGTGAGCGGGATGACCATGCGCGCATCGTAATGCCGAATGCGAACCTTCCGTGCGTCCGCATCAATCCAGAGAGCCCACGCGCCTGTCCCCATGCCGAAGGCCCGAACGACCGTGTTCTGGGCCTGGGGCATGAAGCCGGTCTTCGTGAAGAAGTCGGAAAGCCATTCGGTGGCGGCCTGGTTCTCGCACACCACGCTCGTCTTGTCGTTCAGGAGAAGGGATCCCCATTCCTGGCACACGCGCATCGCCGGATGGATGCTGCGCCGGTGAACCTCGTATATCCTCCCGAAACCATCCGTGTCCCGGTAGTCGTAGAAGCTGCCGACAGATTGCATCCACTCGTGCCACATGCGAATGTGTCCCTCCATGGCCTCGATGGGAAGAACAAAGCCGAAGCCCCGCAGATACTCGCGCACGTGCTCGGGCACCCAGTATTCGGTCTCGAACGTCTTGTCCATGTTGCCCGTCCTTTCGATTTTGAAGGTGAAGGTGTTGAAGGTGCCTCCCGTGTTCCATGGGAAGGCGAAGTAGGTAAAGGTGGGGAAAGTCCCGCATCACCCTCGCAGAACGTCGTCGAGCATCGCGTACCTCACCGCGTCGATGCTGTGGTCGTTCCCGTCTGGGATCTCGTCTATCCAGTTGCCCTCTTTGTCGCGTTCGAATTCTTTGAGGGTGAATTCGGCGAAGGTAAGCGGGCAGCGGTCCGGGTCGATGACGATCTCCCGGAGCCCCGCCAGCCATTCGTAGGAGAGCCGACGCATACGCGCCTTTCGCGCAGCGTGAACGCGGATACCGAGCTCGCGCCGCCAGGTGTTCATCTGAACCTTGCTATCCGGCGTATCGTCGGCGTACACGATTTGATTGTGAAAGTAAGGCTCGCCGCCAGGCTCGTCCGAGAAGGTGAGCGAATCGACCACTATCTTCCCCGTGTCTATCGGCATCATCTTGTTCGCTGAATGTTCCTCGAATATGAGAAGCCGTCTTTCGGAAGGTTCCCAGGCGCACCGCACGAACCGCCACGGGTCGGGAAACCAGCCCCAATCAACCCCGTTCCTGATTCTTTGGAAATTGCGAATACGAGAATCGGAAAGCGAAGCCTCGTGAACGTTGTCGAAGACCGCACCGCCCGTGCCGGTGATCTCCCCGAGGTATTCCCACCTCCAGGCCAGCTCGTTCGTGTCGCGAAGGTACTCCGCTTCCTGGATGAAGGGGTCGCCCAGCCATTCGGGATGCGTTTCCACCACGTCAAGGTAGGAAGACCCGCGAACAAGGGTGTCGTCCCTGCGCTTCCGTTCCAGGCGCTCGACGTTCACCCAGCTCCACATCGTCTTCGGCGGGTTATAGCTGTAGAAGATCCAGAAGCGGTCGCCGCCACGGCGCAAAGAGTTGAGGATGGAGCGCACCGCCTCCACGCCCTCGAACTGGTCCAGTTCCTCGAACCACACCACCGAGCAATATCCCTTCGTGAACTTGACGCCCTTCAGCTTCAGCGGGTCGTCCGTACCGCGGAACACGATCCGCTGCCCGGTCGGCGTGTACGTGATTTCCATGGGCGAAACCCTCGCCCTGAAAACCGATTCCAGCCCCAGCGCCTCAATCGCCCACAAGAGCTGCTGGTAGACGGAATCGCGAAGCGTGTTCCCGAACCGGCGCACAACCACGGCGTTCGCCTTGGGGAAGGAGAGAATGAGAAGCACGATGCAGATGGAAATGAAGCTGCTCTTGGTCGAGCCGCGCCCTCCGTGAAGCCAGTAGTGCGTGTGGCCGTGCGCCATCACGTCACCGAGGACGGGATGGAAGCGCGGGATGACGAATTCGGAAACGTTAGCCATTGCCATCCCCGCCTTCGTCGTCGTCCGGCATGGGCGCGATGGTGAAGTCGAGCACGAGCTGAACCGGCTCGTCCTTTGCGTCGTCGGCCTTGCGCTCCATCTTGCCGTACTCCATGGGATACTTCCGCTCGAGCAGCCAGGCCGCCGCCGTCCAGTACTGGGCCCGGGATTCAGCCGCGCCTTTTATGGTCGTGAGCAGGCATCTCTTGTACTCGGCTTCCGCTTTTTTTAGCTCGTCGAATAATGCGCGCTTCACCCCGGACTTGGCGTTCTCCCCATCCTTCAACCAGCGGTAGAAGGTGGAGGGATGGACGCCCAGGGCTGCGATTATGTCTGCGTCGCACAGGCCGTCGCGCTTCAGCTCGACGATCTGCGCCACAAGGTCGTATGTCAGTTTCAGTTTCGCGGGCATGGTGCCACCTCCTCGATGCTGCATCATGCCCGCGTGTCACAACCTCAGCCCTCGGGGCCGGAATTGCCGTTGCGCTCGCGCCTGGTGGCAAGCCCGTACTTGCGGCAAAGGCGGCTGTTACGCTGCCGCATCTTGTCTCGCTCCCGCCTGATGCCAGCGATCTCCTTCTCGTCGCTCGCGGCCTCGCGCTCTTCCTGAAGGATCTCGTTGAACGCAATTTCCTCGTTCAGGTGCATGAGCTCGGTGCAGCGGGGGCAAAGCCCGCTCTGGCGGTTGAGGCGAAGGCCCACTACGCCGCATTCGGGGCAGACGGGGCGAACAGCAAGGCTCGCATGGATCCGGCTCGCCCTGATTTCTATCGCCCGGATTGATCTGTCGACTCCGCATTCCCTCTTCAGCGCGTCGCGCACAGCGTCAGCGCCCAGGTACGAGAGCTCGCGAAGGATGGAGTCTTGCTTCGTGGTCCAGGCTTCCATCATCGCCACCCCCGAAAAGAGCGGGGGGCCGAAAACCCTCCAAGGCGGGGGCGGGGGCGCAGACCCGGGGACCTCCGACCCCGGTCTGCGTCCCTTGCCCCCCTACGAAAAGTTATATATATAAGGAGCTTTTCACCCCCCGAAAAGGCTGAGGTTTTCACCCTTTGCACCCCCTTCGGGCTCGGCGTCGGCTTCCTCGTCTTCCGCTGGCATCCTCACGACGATCGCCTTGCCTCCGCCCTCGGCCTGGGTTCGCATGAACCTCCTGCTCTTGTCGAGCCAGCGGTTCACGGTCGGGCGCGTCCAGCCGAGCGCGTTTTCCAGCTCCTCGCGGGTGATGGAGTCGCCGTCGCCCATCAGCCGGTTGCAGACGGCGTCGATCTCCACGACCTTCGCGTTGGCCTCCGCCTCCTGGCGCATCTTCCTCTGTTCGCTCTGCCCGCCGTAGTCCGGCTTGCAGTCGGCGAGCAGGTCGGTGGTATCGGGTATGTGCAGCGGGAACACATGCCACACGTCCAGCGGCGGCTTCGGCGGGAACTCTCGCAGGGTGAAGGACATGCGCCAGCCCGTAAGGTCGGAAGTTGCCGCAAGTGAGTTCACCTCGCGCGCCATCTGAAGCGTGCCGGGCTCCAGGATCAGCTTGGTCAGGTCGACCACGGCGTCAGGGGCCCGCCCGAACACGCCCGAGCCGCTGCCTCGGTCGATTGCGCTCTTCAGGCCCTGCGCACCCTTGGAATGGTGGTGCGAGATCACGACCGTCACGCCCAGGCGCACGCACAGGCGGTCGAGCTCGGCGAAGAACTCGCGGATGTCCTTGGCGTTGTTCTCGTCGCCGTCCTGCACCATGTACGCCGGGTCGATGACGACCATGCCGAAGTCGCCGGGCTTGTACCGCTCGAAGAGCTCCTCCACGATCTCGTGAAGCGAGCAGGACTTCCCGCGAAGCGGCCACACGAACAGGTTCTCGGAAACCTCCGCAACGGAGGCGTCCTTGGCGTAGGCGACCGTGCTTATGCGCCGCTGCAACGTGCGCGAGTCGGTCTCAAGGTCGATGAACAGCACCTTGCGCTTGGTGCACCGGAAGCCTATCCAGTAGCCGCCGGTCGCGACGCTTATGGCGAGCGCGATCAGGCACCACGTCTTGTTTGCCTTGGAAGGGCCGGTCAAAAGCATCTTGTGGCCCTCCAGCAATATCCCCTCGATTATGACCTCGGGCATCTTCGGCAGCTTGTCGCGATCAACGATGGCGCGCACCACCGGGGGCAAGGCGCAAGTTGCCGCAATTTCCCCCTGAGAAGCGGAAGCGGCCGCATCGAATGCAGCCGCCTCCTCGACCATACGGTTGTAGAGCTCATCCTTAACTGCCATCGCCGCTCCATTTCGTGCGGTACAGCACGCCCAGGCCGATGATGTTGGCGTCCCGCTGCTCGTATTCCCATTCGTCGCCCCGCAGGTTCATAAGCCATTCGTCGGGGTCTTTCGCCCCGGCGGGGTACTCGTCAAGGCACTTGTACCTCACGCCTATCTTGTCCAGGTCGGCGCTGATGCGCGCTGCGGCCTTGCGCCCCGCGTCGTCGGCGTCCATGCAGACGAGCAGCACGCCGGGCCTTTCCTCGGGTTTAGCCGCGTACAGGATCTGGGCGAGCCGCTTGGCGTTGCCGGTGCCGCCGAGCGCGACGACCGGCTGCCGCCATAGCTTGTTCAGGGCGATCGCGTCGATCAGCCCCTCGGTGACGCAGACCACTCCGAACGATGCAGTGAGTGCCCATTCGTTCCACAGCGGTGTCGATACCCCCTTCGGGCGCCATTCCTTGCAGCGGATCTCTGCGCCCTCCTTGGGAATCGTGCGCAGCATGCAGTAGTCGGCCCCGTCCATGGCGCGGTTCAGGTACGGTATCGTGACGAAGCCGAGGGCGCCGGGCTCGTACACGCTGAACTGCGGCAGTATCTCCTTCGGGTTGGTCGTGAAGCCGAGCGCGAAGTTCGACGCGTCGTAGTCGTCGATTCCGCGCGACAGCAGCCAGCGCCGCCCGGCCTCGCCGCCGGGAGAGTACAGCTTGCCGAACGCTTCGCCGATCGCCTCGTAGCAGTCGGCCCCTCCGGCCTCCCTCGGCGGGTCGAACGGCGGGCGCGGCTTGCGCTTGGGCTTGGACTTGGGCTTGGGCGGCCCGCCGTCCTCTTCCAGGCGGTAGCCCACGATCTCGGCGACCTTCTCCACCTGCTCGCGGAAGCCGGTTATGCCGAAGACCATCCCGACGAG